AGGGCCTATTTTTTGCCCTTATAAACAAAGCCATTCTTAGGATTGCCGGCGGGGTCATCTCCACCTGGACCAGCGGGAGGTGTGGGAGGCTCGTCGTTGTAGGCATTTTTCAGCGCGTTGAACTCGGACTTAATCGCTTTCAGCTGCTTTCTATACTTAGCATTTACAACCTCCAGCTCCTCTTTCAACTCTTCGACTTCCTCTTTCAGCTCTTCGACTTCCTCTTTCAACTCTTCCACTTCCTCGTCGTTGCCTCCTTCTTCCGTGTCCCGGATTTCGGTAACAACCCCAGCCTCGAAAACGTAGGTCTTTCCGTTTGGGAAAGGGTACTCCCCGACTGCCGGTGCGCCGTCAATGGTGGCGGTGGTGCCGACCTCGACTTGCTCCAGGTCCTCAATCTCATCCCCAAAATCAAACTCGTTGCCTGCAACGTCTTGCAGCACGGCGTTTTTTGGGGCGTTGTGCTTCTTGAAAAAAGCTTGAATCTTTTTCATAATGCTTTCTTCTTGCGCTTGCAATTTTTTTTCAAATTCTTTTGAATCCATTTCTTCTTCTTTTTGGTTTTTAATTTCGTTTACGAACCCACGCCGCAACATCTCGTCTGCCCTCATTACCCGCTCTTCGTTCATTAACTCAAGCATTTCGGCAACCGTGGCCCCGGTCAATTCGGCGTATATTTTAGCGGCCCCCTCGTTTTCCTCGGCAAGGGCGTCTGCTTCTTTTTTAAGTGTGGCAGCATCTCCTGCCATCCAGCTCCATGCGTTATGTATTAGTAACCTGCTGTTTGGCGTCGTCCACCTTTTCGAGGCGGCGCAAAGCGGCAATGTGGCTGCGCTCATGCAACTGCCTAGGATGCCGACCTCCACATCGACGCCAAGTGCTTTTATTGCATCGTGTATTTTCAGACCTTCCCACAAATCACCGCCGAAGCTGTCGAACACGATGGCCTTTCCCTGCTTCAACACTGGCAACACGGTGTCGAGTGTGATGTCAAAACCCACATCGCCCGAAAAAAGCACGGTATTCTCGTCGATGTCAACGGGGGGGGCAGGCTCAAAGAACATAAGAAAGTTATTGACACCCATTTTTTTAAGGTGTTCGCCAGCTTGTGCCTCGTCAAACTCCCCCTTTCTGAACGCAACAGACCTTGTAATACCGCCCTGTTCAAACCTTGCAACAAAGATACCTTTCATAACCTTTTAATTTTCATACAAAAATAACGAAACAAAAGCATAAAAAGCAAATTTTATAGTATTGAAGTTTCGTTTCGTCTGCTTTCTGTGCTTTGGGCAGCCGTTACGCTGTCGATAACCTGCGTCGGTTGTATCGGGTTCTCACGTAATGCAGCACCAACACCCTCTTTTATTGCGTCGGTTTGATTTGCCACGCTTTCACGGCTTGCAAGGCCCTGCCCGATCGACGGAGCTACGCTGACGGGCATACTTACCCCACCGCCCGCAGCACCTCCACCACCTCCACCACCTTCACCGGGCAGCCCGCTCTTTGTGCTAACTATCTTTTTAACGTTCGCCAATCCAGAAGCAACTGCGGCCCCGGCAGCTGTAGCCCCAAGCGCGGGGCCTACAATCGGAATAGGCGCCAGGGCTGAAAACGCCGACTGCGCACCCTTGAAGGTCTCGATTGTCGTGGCAGCAATAGCTGCGGCCTTCCCTACTTTCGACTGCTGCCCTAATGTTGCCGCCAAGTTTTTTGCAAAAGACTGCTGTATATCGAATTTCGCGGCGGCCTTCTGCTGCTCAAGCTGCTGCTCATACATTGCATACTTTTGTTCAATAAGCTGCTTATCGGCTCCAGTCTTTTCGGCCATTTCAAGCTCCTGCTGCATCTGCAGTTCAAGCATTTCGCGCTGTATTTCCAGCTTGCGACCTTCGTTGTTTTCGTAAACTGCCAGCTCGTTTTCTAAATTAGTGCGCAGCCTTTCAAGGTTTAGCGCGCGGAGCTTGTCGGCTTCCTCTAATTGCTTTAACCCGCTTGCCAGCTTTTCGTTTGCAAGGGCCTCCTCCGCTGCCAGTTCAGCATCCATCTCCGCAATAGCGGCATCTGCCTCCGCTTTTGCCTGCGCCAATTTCTCGGCCGCAATCTGCTTTTCAAGCTCGCTTATTTTCGTAGTTAGATTGCGCCGGAAATTAAGTGACTGCGCCTCCATTTCGGCCAGCTTGGCGCGCTCTTCTGCTATCTTTAGGCGCTGTTCATCCGTGCGCAGGTTTTCGGCGGTGGATGCCAGTTCTGCCTCCGCAAGGGCGACCAGGCGCGCTTGGTAATCGAGCTGTGCTTGGTTCCGCTGCATCTCCAACTCATTTGCTGCCTTTGTGGCGGCTAATCGTTCTTCAAGTGACTTCGACCGGTCAGCCTCGTCCATTCTCAGCTGCGCAATCTGCTTTACATATTTTGCATTTTCTTCGGTGAGTGCTATCTGTGCCCGGCGTATTGCGACCTTCATATCCTCAATACGGGCAGCATCCCGCGCCGCCCCTGCCAGCTCTTCCTTAAACTTACGCGCGCCCTCTGCGGCTTTAGCCCAATCTATCCCAGTCGTTGCCTTTGTGAGCGCTTTGCCTGCTTCCCCTGCCGACTTCTTAACCTCGTCAAAGTCTAATTTCAGGGCTGCGGAAATAGTGCGTCCCAGAGCTCCGAACATCTCGATAACGCCCTCTATTCTATTTACGATGTATTGCTTTATAAACTCCCAAAGACCCTTAATAGCTTCTTTTGGGTTTGTAAAGGCCCATATTATTTTCTCCCCCAATTCCGCAGCAATACTAAGTATCACATCCATTATCGCGCTTAACTGTCCCATCCCTTTGGCAAGTTTATCGCTACCGGCCTGAGTGCTGGTGAATGCTGCAACAAGGCCCCCGATAATGGCTACCAATGCCGTTATTACGGCAATAATTGGGTGTGCTTTAAGTGTGTCAAGCCCGCCTTTAAACTTTTTCACAGCCCCTGTCGCGGATGCTACCTGTGGCGACAAAGCCTCCATGGCCTCGCCGTAGTTACCGACGTTGCGCCGGGTGTCGCCCGTGGCCTTTTCCTCGGCCTTAAGGGCATCGGTAAGGTCTTTTTTTTGCTTTGTAAGGTTCTTTCCCAGCTCTGTATTTTCCCTTTCCTCCTTTGATAGTGCTGCCCATTGGACAGACACGACTGCCAACTTCTTCCGCATCTGGTCAATACTTCCAGCTGCCGCCACATTTGCACTCGTAGCATTTTTTATAAGGTTTTCCTGCGTACGTGCCTCCGTCTGTGCGCTCTTTAATGCGGCTGCATATTTAACATACTCAGCGCTGAATTCGCCTTGTTCTTTTTTTGCTATTTCGGTCTGCTTTTTCAACAGCTCGATCTGCTCCCGTAGGGCTACAAGGTCGCGGGCGGCCTCGTCCGTGTCTATGTCAAGCTCGAATAAGTTTATCTTTTCTTCTGCCATTTTCGTATCAATTAAATGCCCAGTTTTCGCTATCCTTCCAGATGCCGCCGTCATCCCAGAAGCCGCTTTCAAAAATCCAACGGTCTGAAATTTCGACAGGTTTTTCAGGCAGTTGCGGCATCCGCTGCCATGGTACTTTTATAAGCTCAAATTCGACGGGCTGCTTACTTTTGACGGGGTTGAAGCCTTTTATCTTATTAACATAAAACCAGCCGCCCAGCTCCGGCACATAGTAGGTGGCAATCTTCCGGAAATTTTCCATTTGCGACGATGTTACCCAGCGCTTCACCTTGTATGTTTCGGGGCTGTTTATAATGCCCTCCAAGAAATTGTATTCTGCCGATACGCTGTAAACTTCTGGCGCAAACAGGTAGCCCCCCACTTGCCAATCTGGGGTATTGCTGTAGTTGCCACGCGGTATCATTCCCTGCACCCATCTGGGAAATTGCTGTACCACCTCTGGCGGGATTGTCTGGTATTTACCGGATACGGTAAATATAACGCGCCTTTCAGATGACCTGAAAAACGTGAGCTTCTCCACGCTTTTAGCTTCGCGCATTGCAGGCACAAAGTACTTGTACAAGAACAAAAACCAGCCTGCGAAAAATGTAGGTACATAAGCGTTAACGGTAAACAAATCCTTCCTTGCTTCGCTATTTTCGTTATTCGACATGAGTATTCGAGCGCCTGCCATTTCACCGGCATTATCGGCAGGCTCCATTTTTATAATATTCTGCTGGCCATATCCTTCTACTTCTGGCTTATACTCCAATCCATTGCGAAATTCTGCCTCCATGTAACCGGGCAATATGTCGTCAGGTATCGGTACGGCGCCCATATGGTCAAGCCTTACGAGCTCGAAGCCTGTATCAACCTCCTCCACGCCGTAACCGAGAAGCTTTAACGCCTCGGCGAACAGGTCGAAGGCTGAAAGGTCTGCGTATGGCTCCACGTCTACAAGCGGGCGTAGGTTGCTGTTTGGGTTAAATTGCACAAACTCTATCCTCGGGGTTCCGTCTACGATGTTTATATTTCTGCACGGGATATAAAGTGACTTGAAAACATCGTCATTAAACAAAGAATAAACGGCAGGTGACGCGCTGTTAAGGTCCACGCCAAAGTATTCTTCAAAATACTTGAAAAGGGGCGCTATAAACACACAAAAATGACCGCCGTGCGCCACCCACCCCTCGTCGTGGTGCTGCACGCGCATTGCAATTTCATGTACTATCTCGCTGCCATTATCAAAGCCAAAGTACTCAATCACCCTGCCTTGTTCGTCCGGCAGGTCTGCTAATGTGCCTATCATTGCCGGCAGGATAACGCCGTTGTGCCCTTCGGCGTATGCGTTAACTAATGCCTGATAATCGGCAAACGTGTTGTTTTGAAATTTATATGCGAACCATTGCTGTAAAAACTGGTTGAGGGTTACGGCTTTCATCCGGTCAATGAACCCCGGGCGCTGCGCGACAAACATATTGATGCGCCCTTTCTTAATACTTTCAACACGGGCCGAGCCATTACTTATGTAAACCTTGTTTTTGACCTGGTAATCTACGGTAATACGGTTGTAAATAGTGTTGTCAACGCGCGACGGGCTGCCCGGACTACCAAGTATGCGCATGTTTTTAGCGGTGGCGGGCAGGCTGAAAGTATTTGATACGTTAACTTTCAGCTTGCCGGGGTCTTTGAAGTCGTAGGCCTGCAGGTCGATGCCTATTGCAGTATCTTCGTCGATATCCGCTATCTCCCCATTTATCCGTAGCAGCCTCATAGCATTGTAATTTCGTTATTGGCAGGCGGCAGTATTGTCAACTCGATGTCGTTGAATTGCCTCCTGTTATGCTTAATCATCCCGTCGCCTTCCACGTCGACCAGCAGCCAATCACTTGCGTTATCGTCGCCAAGCGCCCCAATGTGCATATATACGCGCGGACTGGTGTATATGTCCTTTAGACTTTCCATGTGGTGCGCAGGTACAGCCACGGCCTTAACTGTCAGCTCGTCCTGCGACCTGTAGCCGATGTTTTTCTTGTAGCCCTGAGCCGTTGAAAGGTTGCCAAATATATTTTCAATGCTGCCAATTAACTCCGGTTCTATTTCACGACGGTAGAAGCGCGAAAACTTGTAAAAGCGATACATCCCGTTGCGGTCAATGTACTTCAAAATCACATCCCCGTCGCAATGCGGCAGCACTTCGACCGCTTTTGCTTTGCCGCCCCTTGTAATTGTCGTGTTTTGCGTGAGCAGCATTTTTTCACGATAAAAGCCGTTGTCGTACCAATACAAGTAACCGGGCTGCCCTTGTACGAAAACAAAAGGCGGTTCGTTATTTTGCAGCAGGTCAAGCAAGCTTTCACCGGCCAGACCTATCTGCCGGGCGGCATTGACAGCGATAAATGTAGCTACATTGGCATAGTCAACTGTACCCGGTGTGCGCTCCTTAATTACTATTCTGGCCTGCATATTCATCGCAGGAGCAGCGCTATTTATCTGACTTGCGTAGTCGTCAATGGCTGGCATATACTGCCGTATCGGCTCATCGGCTGAAAATAGGTATATGGTGTCGCTGCCGTCAACACGCCACGGATGCGCCTTGTATGTGCCCACAAGCGCCCCGTCCATTTCTATCGCAACGTCCAGCCATGCAGGCGCTCCGGCTGATGGCCTTGCTATCTCGAAGTTAACAGGATTGTGGACTGCCCGGACGTCGATAACTTGGAACGATTCTACAACTATGTCACGTTGTTTTTCGCAGCCAAGGATATCCCGCATATATATGGTGCGGGGGCCAGGTGCTACAAGTGGGAAGAAATTACTGTTCTGCCAATTTGCGCCGTCAATGGAATACTCCAGAGTTAGGGGGCTGCCCAATACGCGGGACATTGTGCCTATTGTTATATCCGTGCCTGCGATTTTTTTGTCCTGGGTGATACTGCGAAAAAAGTACTCGCGCACAAATGGCAGCGTGTACTCCGCCGTCAGCCCGTCGGCATCCGTAACAACGATGTCGCGGGCTGCATCGCTGCGGCTGAAATCAAACGACAGGCTGTTGGCGATAACTTGACCGCCCCGGGTAACAACGTACGGGGCTGTGCCGCCATGTACTGATAGCGTAAAGTTTGCAAGGCCGCAATTAGCCCCACCCCCTATAACGGAACTTAGGACTCCAAAGCTCGGCAGGACCTCCTGCGTCACCTCCATAGATACGGGCATACTGTATGAAGTCCATACATCCTCCCCGAGGTAGTAATTAAAGCCGATGACGATGTAGTACGGCCTGATAGGGTTCGTGGAGCTCATTACAGGGCTGACGGCTAAGTTGTTTTGAGACAGCACTCCATTCGGCCCATAGGCAGCCAAAAATTTCTCTCGATACGAGCTGGCAGTAGCTGAGGCAGATGTATATATTGAAAATGTGCCTACCCCTTCCGCTGCCTGATTCCAGCTCTCGTAACCAGTAAGCGATGCATAGCGTAAAGGCCCTATTTTGATGCTTATATTGTTGTCAGCATATCTGCTTGGGTCGGATACGTTGGCGAACCTAACTATTACCTGCGCGTAACTCATTGTCTCAAATCTTTAATTACACTACTCTGAAAATCCAACAGTATGTTACGGCCGAGGCTACTGGCCAGTTGCCGCATACGTTGCTCTGTAACAACCTCCGATATAACGCCGCCCGGGTTGTACTTATTCGGAACTCTAATGCCTTTATACACAATTTTTAAGCATATAGCAAAAACACGGCGATTGTCAAATGGCAGCCCCTTGTCCTGTACCCATTGTTTTATCACCGGGTACAACCGTTTTGCGGCGGCTGGCGATTTTTCAGCATTCGGCCGGCGGCCATTTTCCATAAAGTACGAATGCCGGGCAGCTTTCATTTTGATATTATAACCGTGCGGACGCTCCGTGATAACAGGCTCTAAGGACCGAGCGAATTTACCCGACGCCCGCAGGCCGTGGCGGTCGTAGCCCGCGATGAGGTCGCCTTGTACGCCTTCCATCCATTCGTTAATTATGTCGCCCGCTTGCCTCATACGCTTGTAAGTGTTATCGTGCCCGCAACCACGTCGATGTTTATATCAAACCGGTTGATGTCAACCCTAAAGTTGCTCTGTGTAATGTCGTATTGGTGTTTGCAGGAAAATTCCCCGAGCGCAGCGGTGAGCGTTTCGAGCAAGGTCCTCAGCCTTGCGTCGTACTTTTGCTCTGCCGTCTCGTCGAGCGATGCCACGGTGGTATCTTCCCGCTTTTGGCCCAGCATAATGCCGCCGGTAAAGGTTAGGCCATCGATGCCGCCGCCGCTGCTGTATGTTGGTGCCAGATTTAGGTCGGCAATGAGCACCAGGTCGCCCGGCTCGTACTTTAAGCGGCCAGCCTCGTAATTTGCGTACTGGTCATTTCCGTACACAAAATGCCAGCCCTTAGCCTGCGCAAAGGACCTCAACTCCCCGATAATATCAATGCTTGCCATACCTTTTTGTTTTTACAAAAGTAAGGAAAAGAAAGCCACTTTTACAAGTGATTGCTTTCAAATGTTTTCATTTCCTTGTGTCGCCTGTTCATTTCCTTGCCTATTATTCGAAGTATTCGCATAGTAAACCACGTTTTCGGGGCTGCGAATATAAGGTTTGCGGCATCCCGTAGCTCCTTGTCGCCAGCTGTCCGCGCGTCTCTTTTTGTGCGAAAATAATCGAACGGAAACTTTACAGGCGACCAAAGCCACCAATATGGCTGCCACTTTTTCAGCCTGCGATGAGTAGCCAGTAGGAGGGAAAACAGCGCGGCTCCGGCAAAGAGACCGATGAGCCAGGCAATAATCCCCCAAGCGTTGAAGCCGAAAATTACCGATACAATGGCCAAGAAGGCCGCGACAAGTAAGGTGTTTGCAAGTGCTTTCATTGTTTTCTTATTTTCATTAAACGTGTGTTGAAATCTGCTTCTTCTTTGTCGTATAACAGCATTGTGAATGCTGTTGAGTACGGCAGCTCTTTAACGTACTCCAGCGTCCATCCGTATTGCTTTGCAAGGCTGCGGATTTGCCCGAAGTAGCCGAACTTGCCGAATGCCTCAATCCCTGCCATTTCCTCCTCCGCAGTTGGCTCATAAGACAGCAACTGCTCACGCTCATTAACCTGCTCTATCTCGTTACGAATATGGTTATAATGCGCGAAAAAATCAAATACGTTAGGGTCGCGCTCCGTGCATAGGTCGATGGCCGCGTTTATTGAGGCGTCAAACGAAGTGCTGAAAATGCGCTGCAATTCCTTCACTTCGTAGAAGGTGCGATCGGTCAGTTTGCCGAAGCTGAAAACGTCGCGAGCCTTTGATTTGCGGCTATATTTAACCGCAAAAAACGCGGCTTCTTTCTGTTCCTCGTCTTTGGAGTTCGCAATGTTGAGGAATGTCGATAGTTTCATAGTGCTTTATTTCCGCCGCCGAGGCGGCTGGGGTTAACGAAAGTTTGAACATAATACCGGATCGCATCAATCCAATGGTTGTAGGCATCAATCGGCACGCCGTTAGCTTTCCACGCGTAGTTGTTTAGCTCCTTGCCTATTTCCGTACTCTCGGGGCTAACGACTATCTTGTAATCCTGCATTGTCTTGATGCCTGCCAGCACACTGCCGTCGCCTTTCACGACCTTTCTGATATTTAATCCAAGCCCCTTCATATCTGCAATTAATCTCTTTTCGCTACTGTCGGCAACGATTGCCTCTTTTGCTTTTACGACAGATTTCACCTTGTCGTATAACTCCCTGGTACCGTGATTATGGCCCCACATCCCCTGTTTTGCGTATATAATGAGGTTCTTCCTATCTATAGCCACTTTCACAAGTACATCGGGGTCAGGGAAAAAACCGAAGTCCATCCCCCACCCATACGGCAGGGAATCGTCGAATTTGCCGTACTCCCAATTTCTGAAAACAACGCCCTCCGCTGCTTCAAGCCACCCGCCTAAAATTATGTGCTCAAATTTCTCGGGATTTCGCTGCTCAAGCAGCTTCAACTCGTGCAGGTAGTCTTCTGGCACGAACTCGATCGCATCCTTATATGTTGTATGGATGTAGCACACATTATCTTTAACGCCATTCCAACCAGGCTGTACCCCTGTGCTTTCAAAAAAACGCTTGTATATCCAATGCTGCTTAGTCGTTGGGTTTAATATTATGATAACTATATTATCGACATCCTTTGCCCTTATTGACAAATTTATCTTATCAAATGACGCTTCGTCGTTTTCCTCCTCCGCTTCATCAAGTATAAAACAGCTGAAATTCTTCAAAGATTTAAGCTTAGCTGTTTGGTTTCCGGAGCTGGTTTTGATGCCTTTGAAGACTATTTTGCCGTCGTTGTGGTCGAATGTTATCCTGTCGTTTTGCACGTTTGCAACCCCGTCGATGCTTAACATTTCCAGTTTTTCAACCACCTCTGGGATTATGCTATCCTTCGCGCTGACGAGCGTGTAACGGCTATACAGCACCCTGTGACCTTGATTATAAGCAAGGGTCGCAGCTGCGGCCCCTGTAGCAAAAGATTTTTGAGAAAAGCGGCCCCCGGTCAGGATGTAATACCTAACCCCTTCCGGCCTGTTAAATAGTGGCTGGAATTTACTGTTTAATTTTACCGGCGTCGTCGCTGTCATAGAATACTATCGGTGCTGGCTGCATCTTCTCGCCCTTGCTTGTGTGGTCGATGTACTGCTGGTTTAGCTTTTGGTGTTCCTCGGGGTCGGCACACAGGCGATAGGCAGCAAGTTGCAGCGTGGCATTATCGCTTTCTATCCACTTATTCAACATGTAAGTTTTGGCCTTAACCCTGTTTTTTCTAAGCGCATCCTTTATGTCATCCATTTTATCCAGCCCATTGTTGTATGCAGTGGACCTACTGAATGAAGTGAAGCCAAAAGCGTGGTCGAGGAATGCTATTTTCTTTTCATTAATAACATCCAACAGCTCTAACTTATACTCTTCAGCTCTACTCATCACCCCCTCCTTTCTACTGCATAAATATCAGCCGGGTTGTACCCGCGTTTTTCGGCTTTCTTTTCTGCCCACGCTTTTTTTGCGTACAGGCCGACGTAATGCGTTTCATTTTTCACATCGACGTAATAGTCTTTTTTCTTCATGGCTCCTGTTTTTTAGAGTAATAAACACATTTAACTTTTCGCACATTACAATTCGGTTGTGGAGTTGGGCCGTGGTGCCGGCTACTGCAATCGAACAACCCGAACTCCACCGCCTGCCCGTGGACGCATTTACTGCAATCCGGGAAGGCGGCGGGGCGTATTGATTTCGGTTCTGGTGCGCTTTTCATTATATAACATTTAATGCAGCGACAACTATAGCCGCCAAAGCAAATATAACAATTATAACCGAAATTGTAAACTGCACTAATGTTTCAAAGTCTTCATACTTCATTTTTCGCCCTCCCTGTGTTTTAAATAGGCTTCAATCATCCAACACAGTTGCTCGTAATTCCACGTTACATTGTTTGCATAGCCCTTCAAAAAGTCCATTATCCGATAGCGTTCCGCCACATCCTCCACCTGCATAGTTTCCGGGTTCCATCGCTTCCCTGCCTTTTTTAAGGCATCCCACAAAGGCTGCGCTTCTTCGGGGGTGGCGGGGCGGCCGGAGGCACACGTCCATTCAAAAGACAAATGACCACTTTTACCAACCCTCACATAATAGTTATGGTTACCATAGCCTAAAACTGACTGAAAAATATACACGCTACCCCAATCATTTGCCATCACATCCCCCGGCTTCGGCTCTTTTTCCGGCACCATCTCCACGACGATGCGGTTGCCCAGTTGCTCGACTGTTACTTCCTTTGTCCCGTTTGGGATTTTGAAGGTGTGGCGGGTTTCGGGGACTTCTTCGATAAGGTCCTCCGGGTCCTCTTTGGAGAAGTAGTTCCACTTGCCGCTTTCGGCATACCATCCACCATTACTGCCTTGGTAGGGGTGGTAATACCCCCCATCACAGCTTGTAATTCTCACCTCCTCACCTTCCCGGTTACGGTAGGTCTTGCCGACCTGTAATTTAATCTGTTTCATTTTATTGGTTTTGCCCCGCCCTCTGGCGGGTGGTTCTACATAAAGTAGGGGCTGTTGTGTCCCACTGCCAGTGGGTTAATGACTTGAGTCGTACGCCTCGTATCAAAACTGTTAGCCAAATTCCCCTACTTTCTTCGTTCTAAAATCATCTTTGTTTTGAGCTTAACTCCTTGCGTCGCTTCTCAACCCACTTACGTACAATTTCGGTACGCTCCGCTGCTGAAATGGTATTAAAAGCAGGTATCTGAGGATTATTATTCCTGTAAATACTGAACTGCATTTCCTCGATAGGAGTGACGGCGACGCCGTATAATACTTCTGTTTGAGATTTCATTTTGTTGTGGTTTAATGGCCCGCCCTATGGCGGGTGGTTTTACATAAGACGATATGTCGATGTTATGGGGTGTTTAAGAGCGCTCGATAACTTTCCAACTTTCATAGCCGAAAGGTAGTGAGCCACCAGCCCTTTGAGTAACTATTTTTTTTTGCTTTTGCAATGATATATTCATCATCATCATTCTCGTTGCAATTAACTTGCACTACACCTGAATAGGTTGCCACCTGATACTTTACTGTTGCTATCATTTCGTTCTGTTTTTGCCCCGTGTGGGGTGGTTATACATAGACGCTATATAGAACTTTTCTTCTTCTATGCAATCAACACATCTTCCGTCCCACCATACTATTTCGTCGCTCGTCTCATCACATGAAGTGCATTTTCCGTGTTCAAGTTCTGATTCTGAATAAGTTGTTTCTGTAATCATATCTCTGTTTGTTTTATCCCGCCCTCTGGCGGGTGGGTTTTACATAGGTTAAAATCCAACATAGACGATATGCCGGTGTTATCGGCAACATTGGAAAAACCACCGCTTCAAAGAATCGTAAGAACTATTAAATTGCCATCCATCAGGGATATGTAATCGTTTAGCTTCTTGCAGACAATATTCTTTCGTCATTATTTTAACCCCCTCTTCCCATTCCCCCTCTGTGAAAAAAGTATTTGCAATCGACAATAATTTAGCGAATTTCTTTTGCTCACGTTTAGAGCGAAAGCCAGCCGCTAACACCGTATCATACCCCATTTGGGTGTCGGTGCTGTTTTGTTGTTTTGTATCTTTTTTCATCGTTGTACTTTACCCCGCCATCTGGCGGGTGGTTTTACTTCAGACATAGATGATATGTCGGTGTTACCGCCAATATTAAAAAGGCAGTTCGTCACGAACATTTATAACTTGAAGAAACTCGTTTACTTTTGGATAAGTTTCTCTTAAATTTGCCTCATCAAAATAACCCGACAACGCTTCCGACATTCCTTTAATATCATCAATCATTGCAAGTAATTGTTCTTTAAGCTGCTTACCATCTTCGTAAGTCATTTCAATTTTAATACTTTCTAAACTCGTTTTCATATAAATTTGATTTTAAATTGTTTAACAAAACACTGGCGGTAACACGTGCTGAATTTCAGTTTATCAGTGGGCGCACGTCACATATACCCACCGTTAGCCTTCACCCCCGCGCTCCTTCTTCCTCTGCTCTGCCCGATACTTCTCCCACTCCTTGTGCGCATCGTCGCTGCATCGTCGTAATCGCAGCGGCTCACCCTTCCACAGTTTCAGGTCCGCACCGTACTTTTTACAGCTGAACCCGAACAGGGTGGTGGCCAGGCACTCGCACCTGCTCTCAGGGCTGCCACATCCGGCTGCTCCAAGCTCCGGTATCATGTTAGCCATCGTACCCGACTTTTTTAAGTATTTCGATAAGCGGCGCACGGTGTTTTTTGGGCAGGCCCCTGGTGCCTTTTAAAAACTTGTAAAGGGACCTTGAGGGCATCCCGGCAGCACTCTCTATTGCGGAAATTGAAAGGAGCTCCGTCCGGGGGTACGTGAAGAATTGGAGGATCGGGTCTGTGACTTCGTAGGTCAGGTTAAACTTAGACCCTCCGTCTCCCCAAAGGCGGCCGTCTTCGGTGTAGCTTACATTGCAATCGTCGATAAACTCGTTAATCGACCAATCTTTTTTGTCGACAATGTGGATAGTTTCCCCCGCCACATTGCGGTAGTACTTACCGACTTCAAGTTGTAGGTTCTTTTCCATTTTTGTTTGTGTTTTAACAGTCCGCCAACATCGGCGGGGCTGTGTCACAAATATAGGGCAGGTTTTTTAATTGTCCAAATTTTTAAGCAAAAAAATTAAGTATTTTTTTCACTGGATACCAGCCGGGCGTACCAGTGATTGGCCGATGCCGCAATTTGTCGTTTTTAGGCGGTTTTTCGCCATCAATAAGGCGTAGTAGCAATACGTATACCCAAACCTAAAACAGCGCCTTAAACAGGATTGTTTTTAATTTTTCGCCATTGGCTCGCAATTTTTGAAGTTCGCACTTCTTCGAACATCCTGTTCGAAAAGTCAGTGCGATAGGCAACTATCTGACAATCAGTTTAGTGCAATAGGTATCGCACTTAACCCGCATCCTATCGCACTAAAGAAAGTCAACGGGGCTGCTGGTTTCAGCGTTCGAATGCGATAAAAAGGGTTTTTTCGCCCTATTGTTTTATTCCTATTTACTTTTTTACCCCTTTTTCTTTATTCTTATTTATTTATTTTATTCTTTCTATAGAAAAAGAAGAAAATAATAAGATAAATATAAGAGAATCAGGAAGTTGCAGAGGTGCGATAGGTGGTGCGATACCAACCATTGCATTGCATCGGGTACTGACAATCAAACAGTTATGAGGTGCACGCACTCAAATTGGCATCGCACCTATCGCACTACTTTTGAACATTCAACGCACTTGTTCGAATATTCCACAAAACGCATCACAGGCGAATTAACTTTAATTAACAGAGTTTTGCACTGATTTACAAATAAGTTTATTACTTTTGTTTTTGCCAACGGACCGAACCGGAGGCGTAAAAATCAATACAAAATGAAAAATATCACAATTGAACAGTTGGGGAGGCTATCAGACCCCTATTATCACAAAGAGATTGGCGTAGAAACCAAATGGCGCATCGGCGACGGTGCCGGACCAGGGAAAAACGCCATATTTCCGTACTATACGGCGGACCAATGCCGCGAGATTCTTGACAATGTGTGCGGCATTACGGGCTGGGGCAATGAGTACCGGGAGGTCGCCGGCTATCTGTTCGCTGTAATAGGCATCAGCGTAGAGGGGCAATTTGTCGAAAAAAGCGACGCAGGCGGCGCAAGGGGTAGCACCAAGGGGCTCAGCGGGGAGGACAAAGATACCTGGAACGCAAAGACGGCGGCCTCCTCGTCGTTTGTACGGGCGGCAAAGGCTTGGGGGATTGGCCGCCACCACGACCTGCTCCCTAAAATGATTCTGCCGGTTAAAAACCGGGTGGCGTACACCCTTGAGGGTGTGGCTCTGGAAGGGCCGGAAGCCCTCAGCGCCTACTGTAACGCCACCAGCACGGCAGCGGGCTACCTGTACTGGATTTACAACCTTGAAAAAGCAAGATTTGCAGAGGGCAGCCGTGGCCTCGAATTGCTTAGCGAGTTGAAAACAATCCTAACAGCTGAGTAATGGGCGTATTCGACGACGTAATCCAGAAAGCCAGCGCCGCAATAGAGGCAGCCACACCTGAGAACATACAGCGTGAACAGGAGCAGGAGCAGAAAACAATGGAATGGTTCGAGGCCCGCATGGGATTTTTTAACGCCTCCGACCTGCCGAAACTAATGACCAAAGGGCGCGGGAAGGACGAGGTTTGGGGAGCCACCGCGAAGGCCGTAATCGATAAGGTTATCGTCGAAAGGTCTATGACGCCGGAGGGCCGCAAAATGTACGTCTCCGAACTGATGGCAAAAGAGTTCCGGCCGACCCGCTGGGGCAACGAGCACGAACCCGCCGCAAGGACACTTGTAAGCGAAATGATTGGGGAGGACGTCCGGGAGGTGGGCAGCATAATACACCCTCAAA